CGCGGGGGACTGGGAGAAGGCCGCTCAAAATCTACTCTTGACGGCTCTCGGTCCCCTGCGCCTTTCGTATGAGGATATATGGCGGCTGACATGGGGCGAAGTTGAAGATCTTGTCTACGCCTGGCGGTACTCGGAATTTTTGGAGACGCAAAAACGAGCGCAGCACGCCGCATGGCTCATGAACGCCACCGGGAATCTGAAAAGGCCCGTGAGGGTTGAGGACCTGTCCGGGTTCTGGGTAGATGGCGAAGTGCTGAGCAAAAACGAATACCACGAATATCAGAAGCGGCGGATCCAGGCCAGGAAGGAGCGCAAGGATGGCTAAAAAGAAGATTACTTATGCGTTCGGCGCGGACCTCTCCGGGCTGGAACGAGGATGGAAGCGTATCGATAGGCAGATGCGCACAATGTCCGCAAAGATGGAGCGGACCGGGCGAGCCATGACCACGGCGTTTACCGTCCCCTTGGCTGCCATCGGGACCATGGCGACGAAAGCCGCCCTTGACGTGGACAAGGCGCTCCAGAACATCGCCCGGGGGACAGGGGCCACCGGGAAGGCCCTCGGAGGCCTTCAGAAAGAATGGCGGACTCTCGCGGGGACCGTGACCCAGAACTTTGAGACCTCCGCCCAGGTGCTGGCCGATTACAACACTCGGCTTGGCTTGACAGGGAAAGCGCTCAAAGGGCTCTCGAAACAGGCCCTCGATGCGGGGCGCATGATGGGCGAGGACGTCACCCAGGTGGTGGCGGAATCCTCCAAGGCTATGCAGGACTGGGGCGTGAAAGCTGGCGAAATGGCCGCCTTCATGGACAAGATTTTTATTGCCTCCCAAAGTACCGGGATCGGCATGGCAAAACTCTCCTCCCAGATGTACAAGTATGGTTCGGCCCTCCGGCAGATGGGGTTTGACGCTAACGGTACGGTGGCGATGCTGGCACAGTTCGAAAAACAGGGCGTCAACACCGAGCTGGTGCTCGGCTCTCTGCGGATCGCCTTGGGACAGCTCGCAAAGGCTGGGGTCACCGACGCAGGAGAAGCCTTCCGGCAGCTAGCGGAGGACATAAAACAAACGGAATCCCCGGCTGAAGCCGTTGGGAAAGCCATAAAGCTCTTCGGTGCTCGTGCCGGGGCGGACATGGCCGCCGCTATCAGGGAAGGCCGTTTTGAGGTTGGCGATCTGGCAGCAGCCCTTGAGATATCCCAGGGAGCCATAGAACGGAACAGCGACGCCACAAAGACCTTCGGGGATCGCTGGGCACAAACTAAAAATAAAATTTCCATGGCTATCGAGCCTATCGGGAAAGGGATCCTCAAGCTAACGGAAGATATTTTCCCCGCGCTCGAAGCGAAAGCGGAAAGCCTGGGGAAGGCCCTCGGGGACATGAGCGACGAAAGCCGGAAAAAGGTCCTGGTCCTTGCCGGGGCTTTGGCGGCGGGCGGCCCTCTGTTGATCGCCATTTCCGCCACCATGAACGCTCTCCGGAACCTGGGAACGTCTCTTGTCTCCCTGGTATCCGGTCCCGCGGCGCCTTTCGTCATTGTCGCCGGTGCTGTGGTTGCCCTGGTGGCCCATTTCTCGGATGCCGAAAAGGGACTCAAAAGCCTGAACGATCGCATAGCCGAGATGGACGTGGAGAAGCTGAAGCAGATTCAGGGGATGTCCGGCGGGCTCATGGGGCCCGAGGGAGTTCTCGGCTCTGTGGCCATCGCCCAGGAAGAGGAAAAGCGGAGAAGGCAGGAGAACGCCCCCACACTACCCAACGATGGGAAGCCCACCCTCTCCGGTCCCTCCACATCGATCACGCCTCCCCCATTAGCCCCCGTGGAAACAGCAGCACCGCAGACTGCGACGGCAGTACAGGCAATCAACGAGGCAGGGAAGGCCGCTGTACAGACCTATTCCGAACTGGCAGAAAAGCTATCCAAGGCCCTGGGGATCTCCGGTGAAGAGGCTGAAAGGCGGCTGGAGGCATCCCGGGAGCTCGGCGAGCTGACAGCGGCAGAGGTGAAGCGGGCGGAGGAACGAAATGCCCTCCTGGAAGAAGCGAGGCGAATCTCCGAGCAGATCAGCGAAAAGACAGGTGAGATCGGCGAAAAAACGAACACACTGGGGGACATGACGAAGCTCTGGGCGAACGACCTTGCTCGAGGACTGGCGGATGCCATTGTGAACGCTAAAGACCTGGGCGACGTGCTTCAAAGCATTGCGAAACAGATCGCCTCTTCAGCCCTTCAAAAGCTGATCGGTGGCCTTTTCGGCGGCCTCTTCGCTGACGGTGCGGCCTTCGCAGGCGGGCGGGTCCTGGCCTATGCCAACGGCGGGGTGGTAAGCAGTCCCACGATATTCCCCATGAAAACCGGCATGGGGCTCATGGGTGAGGCGGGACCGGAAGCTGTGATGCCGCTCAGGCGCGGCTCTGACGGCCGGCTGGGAGTTGAGGCGGAAGGCGGGGGCGGAACGGTAATCAATCATTTTCACATTTCCGCCGTGGATGCAAAATCTTTTGCCGATCTCGTGGCTCGCAACCCGCAAGCCATCATCGGGGCCGTGGCCGGGGACTACCAGAACAACGGCACCATGCGCCGCGTCATAAAGGGGAGTTGATTCCATGGCTACGTTTTCTTATGTTCCTCTCTATACTTGGGAATCCCAGGCGAGCCATAGGGTACTGATCTCCACTCTAGAGGGGGGCAAGGAGCAGCGGAAATACAAGGGGCCGCAGCCCCGGGAATGGACCCTCTCGTTTCGGGCGGCAGCGGCGACGATTCAGGATATTGTTGCTTTCTTCAATGCTCGAGATGGGGCTTACGAGGCTTTCGACTGGACACCCCCGGGAGCGAGTACCGCTGTTTCCGTGCGGTTCAAGGAGGAGAGCCTTTCCGCCTCTTGGCATGGCTCTTCGATTGGAGAGCTACAAGTCACGTTTCGGGAGGTGTTGTAATGTCCCGCGCTTCGTCTGAATACAAAACAGCGGCGGCAGCGTCGGCAATAAAAACGGCTTGGCTTATTGCGCTCCCAAGCATACCGAAAGCAAACGACCCCAGCACCACAATTGCACTCTATTTTACAAACTGGCACGAAAATATTACGTTGGGGGGGAAAACCTATATTCCCAGCCCCTTGAGCGTAGATCCTCCCAAGGTAAACAAAGCCATGGAAAAAACATCCGGTACGCTGGCGCTTTGCAATTTGACCAGCGCTTTGTCTGGATATGCAAAAGAATATCTCCTTATGGATGCCGTGGTCGGGGCGCAGCACGCTGTGAAAACCGCCACGGGATGGGTGACAATCGACGCCTTTGTCGGCGTTTTGGATGCACCGTCGATTTCCGAGAGCGAGATCGTCGCGAACTTTTCCAAGGGGCGCAGCGTCCACACGCTTGTCCCCCGCCGTCTCTATTGGAGCCGCGATTTCCCCCACCTACCGAGCGCGAAGAACCCCCGGGAGCTGTCTGTCAAATGATGCTCTCTGATTTGGTGGGCATACCCTGGAAAGTCGGAGGGCGCAGCCTGAACGGCATCGACTGTGTGGGGCTGGCGATATTGGCGCAGCGTGTCCTTTGTGAGAGGGAGCTATCCTTCCCGCAGAAGTACGGAGAGAGCGACCAGCACGAAAAGTCAGTAATAATCAAAGAAGAAGTGGAACGCCTTTTCAGCCCTGCGAAAGCCCCAGAGACGGGAGCCGTGGGGCTGTTTTATTTTGGCGACTGCTGGCATGTGGCAACGTTCACGGGCGCGACCCATTTCTTGCACATCTTCCCGGGGCAAACCAGCCGAATACATAAACTTACCCGGGCATACAAAAATATCTGCAAGGGGGTGTACGTATGAGCGTAGTAGTAGGCGCAGCTCTCGGGCTGATTTTCGGCGAAACCCTCGCCGCTTGGGGGCTGATAAGTTCCGCTGGCCTGGGCTGGCTTTTTGGCGCGGCGGTAGGCTCGCTCTTCGACCAACCTTCGATGGACTTCGGTAATTCCAGTCCGAACTACAGCTTTGCAGAAATTTACAATACGAAATCCCAGCTACTGCCGGTCCCTATTTGCTACGGGAAGGTACGAGTCGCCGGAAATATTTTCTTGCAAAATTTTTACGATGACACCCGGCAAAAAATGGATCTCTTCGTTGGGCTCGGGCAGGGGCCGATTAACCAGGTAATCTCGGTGTACGCCAATGAACATGTGCTTTATGGTGACGGCTCGGAGACATACACCTACTGGACCTTGGTCTCTGGCGAGTGGGTGGAAGTGTCCTACGCTGAGTATGTGGCTTTCGAGGGCACAAAGCAGATTCGGGACTCCGAAGGGGAAACCCCG